GAATATCTTGTTTTAAAAAATCTAAGTTATTAGCCGTAATTTGTTCAAATATAAAATTTCTTAAATTACCACCAAATGTTGGATTTAAATAACGTTCTGGTTGGTTAGTTAAGAAAAAATTTATTAAATTATTTTTAATAGCATCTTTAGTTAGATAAGTGGACTGAAATACTCCAGGATTACTAAAATTTAAACTAACACCAATAGCAGTGCCAGGTTTAGTATCAATAGGAAATATTTTTTGTGCACCGTATGCCATTATTATTTATTTAATAAGCCCATAATTTGATCTAATCCAACATTACCTTCAGGTAAAGATCCATTAACTGCATCTCCTCCTCTAGGTACAAATGTATTAGCTGTAAGAGCTTCTGTTGTCATTGTTCTACCAGACGCCATATCACCTAAAATATTAGCCATAACTGCTTTTTTAGCATTTGGATCTAATGGTTTAGAATTAATTGGTTTAACTGATTCTGTAACAGTTCCATAACCACCTTGACCTACTAAGGCTTTAGGTGCTTTAACCGCCTCTAAAAGTATTTCTTTCATTTCTTCAATGAATACTTCACGAACGGCTTCTTTAATGATTTTTTTAAATTCTTCTGATTTCATCGTGTTATAAATATTAAGTTAATAAGCTTTTAAATTATCTCTGTCAATAATTAGTTTTAATTCATCAATTAATGTTTGATCATTAGTTGTGAATGATAATTCAGTTTGAATTAATATAATACCGTCTTGATTTTTACCAATAGCACGTCTACGAGTTGTAGTAGAAGTATATGGTACTAATTCAATTTCAATAATAAAGCCTTTATAAGTTGTTTCATTTTGTGTTAGTACTGCTTGAGTTTGTACTTCTGCTATATCTTGTATTTCTTTAGATATTGGTGTTAATGCATTATTAGGATCACATTTTTCTAAAAATGCATCTATTGATTTTAATAATGCTACTGCTGCTAATATAAAACCACCAATAATAGAAGCAACTAAAGCAGCTCCTCCAATTATAGATGTATATTTTTGTAATCTTGAAGTACCTGTAGTTGGATCTAGAATTGTTGTTGTTTTAGCATTATTTAAAGTAGCTAAAAGACCAGGTAAAGCTGGTGCAAGTGCGGGAAATGCAGCCGCTGCTGCTTTAGCTGCAATTTTAGCTATATCAATTGCTTTTATAGCACCTTGTAAAATTACTAAAAATGTAGCAACACCGGTTAATGATAATGTGATAATATTTAAAGTTCTGCCTATTTTATTTAATTGACTAACTATTAAATCTCTTTGTTGTCTTATCTTAGTTAAAGTAGCTTTATCAGGACATAAATCAGTACCAATATATTTTTGTAAATAAGTAGCTATTAAATTTTTTAACGCTGGTTCAATAATATTTCTTACTTGATTACCTATCACTAATAATAATAATGGTAATTTAGCAATACCCATCGCTTTTAAATCCTTTGGGGTTGCATTTTCAATTTTTTTAGCATCTACTGTAGTAGTATTAGCTTGAGCTAATTTAACTTGGTTGTCTGATGCTGTTTGTAAACGTTTTTCTTCAACTTTTTCGGGTGTAGGTTTTGGTTCTACTGGAGGAGGTGATGGAGGAACGTTTTGAAAAGGGGTAACACTAGGATTAAAAGGATCTTGTATTACTTTAAAATTACTTTGTATTATTCTAAAATCACTAGCTTCAGAAGAACTAAGATATCTACTTATTAAAGTATTAAGATCTTCTAAAGTACCATTAGGATATCTAATTCTGGTAAAACCTGGATAAAGAGTATTATCCAATGCTAAAACGACTAATGCTATATCTTTACCTATTTTATATACCTCTAATATTCCATCACGTCCACCTTGAACTTTAGGAATCCTATCACCTCTTATCCTAACTGCTTTTATAAGTATTTGCTTATCCATTATACAGTTTTAACAGTGTTAGATTTTAATGTTTCAAGATTACTTTGAATCTCGTTTAATTTTGTTGATAAAATATCAGCTGATGTTATTAAAGGTGTAAAAGCTCCTGGCTCACTTACAATAACTACTTGTTTAAAAGTATATAAAAATTGAGTTAGATTATTAAGTATTGATGTTAAAGTAGCAATAGTACTATCACCTAATAAAACAGGTTCAGTTGCGTTTTTAGAACCTAATAATACTTTATTTGACTGAATTATAGTTGTAGGAGTATCAATATTGACAGATTCTACAGCGTTTAAATTTACTGATTTAATAGAACTTAAAAGTAAATGATCTTGATTTGTATTTAATACTATACGTCCTGAATTATATATTAATTGAGGACCATTAAATTTATTTATATTTTGAGGTGGATTATTAGGATAGCTAAAATAGCTAATACTGGATGCATTTAATGGTATAGTTTGTGTACTAGTTAAATAAATAGAACTTAAATCATTATTAATATTTTCTATTATAGGTAAATAACCTGCTGTTTTATTTTCATTTGATGGTTGACCATTTCTAATAATAGTAATAGGATCTCCAGATTCACCCGGTCCTTGAGACCAATTATTTAATCCAATAACTTCAGGACCTTTAGTTTTAATAGTTGATCCAAAACGAATACTATTTCCCCATCTTCCTTCATAAATCATATCACCTTCATAAGGTACTAATGAATGAATATAACCACGTTCTTGAAAAGTATTACCTAAGTTAAGTTTAGTGTACTGGTCAGTTACAGTTCTTGAACTTCCTAACTCAGTCATTGTATATGTTTTTTGTTGGGAAGGAGGAGGTAAATTAGAATTAATAGGATATGCGTTGTGGTTTGCTGTATTCCATAAACCTATAATATTGACATAATAACCATTAGTACTAGTTGTTATTTCTCCTATTCCTGTATCAGAAGCTGCAATTATATAAACAATTTCTCCTATTAATGGATAAGTTTTATTATTAGATAATAAAGGTCTAGCTAATGGTAAACTAAATGAATCTTGGCTACTAGGATTTGTTACAGAGTCATAGGCGATAGTACCTATACCTTGCCATTCTCCTACTTTTGTAAAAAGTTTATGGTTAGCATCTAATACTATATCTACAACACGATAAGCAGCAGTTATATTATTAAAAAGTGAAGGATTACTATTAGTGTAACCTCCATTACTAATTTCAATAAAAGCTCCTTGTCCTTCTTTTCCTTTAACTGACATCTTTACTTATTTTATCTATTTCGGCTAACAGTTGGGTTTTTTCTTCATCAGATAAATCAAATCCATTACCTGCCTCTGCTGAGTTAGATAAAGCACGTTGAACAATAGTTGCCATTTTAATTAATTGTTCATCATTTTTAACACTTATTTCTAAGTATTCTTTAATTAAAGGTACAATTAATGTAGCATCACCAATATCATTGATTAATGGTTTTAATTCACCTATTAAAGTTGATATTTGTTTTTCTTTTTTCTTTTGATTATCGTATATCTCGCTTAAGATATCAGAGAATTTCTTGTTTCCAAAAACAACTGATTCTAAATTACTCATAATTTTTATTTATAAATATGATACTTAGAAATTTGTATATCCGTTTTCAATATAAAATAAGTAATGTTCTTTAAATATGTCACCTAATTTATTAGCTATTTTAGTAATTTTAGGTGTTTTGACATCAATTATTTCACGAATGTATATATAAAGCGCCTTTTTATTAAATATATCTAATACCTCACGTTTACGGAATAATTCAAGAATCGCGTCAGCTATTTTAGCATCACCATCTTTAGGAAATAATGTTTTTAAGTTATTAGAACAGTATTCAGTATATAGTGTTAAGAACTCATTTAAGCGCTCATTAGGCGGGATATCATCGATTTCATACGAATGTTTTTCGTCTTGCTCTAAATCCTCAATTGGTGCTTTATCTATACGTTTTTTATAATTTTTAGTATTAGATATAATTAAATATCGTTTTACAATAGTACCAAAGTAAGAATATGCTTTAGCACCTTTACTTTGATCAAATAAATGAATTTTACTTAATAGAAATGTTATAATTTCATGTTGTAAATCTTCAATATTATCTACCTCAGTATAATAAAATTTAAATGTATGTATAATATTTTCCGTTAACTTAAAAAAAGCATAGTGGATTCTTCTATTATAAATCTTATCACGTTCATCAAAGTCTAAAGACTTATTATAAGCAACGATAGCATCTTCTGTATCTTGAGTAAAGTACCTAGTAGAACTTGGATTCTTAGGTAAATTACTAGCGTTTATTATTGAACTCATTTAGTGTTGCTTGTATGTTTTTTACTTCTTTAAAAAAGAATCCAATTTCATCATCTGATTCAAATGAACCTTTATGATCGATTTGTTTTAATTTGGCGTCAGCTTTATTAACTGTATCCATAAATTTAGATATAAATGTATCTTGAGACATGATTATATCTTCTGCTTGTTCATTTTTCATTAGAAGGTTAAAGGTTGTGAACCCTAGGATCACAACCAATACACTTAATATTATTAATATCATTTTTATTCGTCGAAGAAATTAGACATCACGTTTTTTAAACCTTCACTTTTAACACTACTTAGCGCTTTAGATTTAACTGGTGTCTTTTTATCTTCTTTTTTTAAATTAAAATTTGATTTATTTTCTGATTTAGGACCTAATAATTTAGGTAACCATTCTCTTTCGAATTCAATTCTCGCCACCATTAAGTCAGCTTGATGTACTATATAAATTAATGAAGTACGAGGTCTAGTTTCTGGCATCCATGACATTAAGTATGGTTTATTAGCTTCATCATATAGACCATCATGTAACTTAATAGTTAACATTTCATTTTTAGTAACTGTAATTCCTAGCTGAGATAATATATATAAACCACGATCAGGTACAGACATAAACTCCAAACGATCATTAAACATATATGGTTCGTTTAATTTTTCTCGTCTCCATTGATCAGTTTGAGGTAGATATGCTTCTTGTTCAAACGTTCCAAATTTACCTAAATCATGATTCATAGCTGAGAATACTAATTCTTCAGTAGAATAAGTATCTACTACATCCATTTCTCTCCATACACGATCTATTTTTAATGCACCTTGAATTACTCTATTAACATGGTCTATA